GGTAGAACATTTAGAAGAGAGAAAACGTATGGACCTCGGCGTCCAAGACTAAATAGTCATAGGGATCTTCCTGATTACCAAGATGACATCCTGGATGAGGAGGATCTTTTTTACTACGATGAGGAATTCTTAGATGGCAAATTACATTCTGAAGAACAAGATGTGGTCGGATCAGAAGATGAACCGACTCGTCAAAGAGATTAAAGACAACGCTAAGGCAGACAGAGATGCCGCACAGCAACTTTTTGAGGACTGCAAAACTGCGATGCAGGACTTAGCGGGTAACCGTGTTGTCTTTGATGATAGTGGCAATCCCAACGTGGATGCTTTTACCAAAATTATTGCCGCGTCTACCAATGCGCTTGGTCAGATGGGTGTTGCGAATGAGAAACTTTTAAAGCTGGCTCAGACCATGCAGAAGTATCAACTTAAAGAGATGGATCTGGAAGGTAAGGCTGGTCCTGCCCAGCAAGAACTTAAAGGCTCCGTCTTTAGTAACTTAAACGCAATGCTCAACAAGGACAAGAATGCCCAGGAAGACTAACAGTATTAAGGCTTTCTCAGCCGAGATTAATTCTATCATCCACATCAAAAGACTGACAGAACGTCAGGGTAAGATAATATTTAACAAGCTTACGAGGTACATTAAATCTACCTCCTCTGGTGAGTTCGACTTTGTTAAGTATGTTCAGCATGTGATTATGGGTGCGGTGACATCTGATGAAAAGAGGATGTTCCTGTCTCGAATGGAGGAGGCTTCTCAGGTAAAGGATACAATCAAGGATCCTCTTCTGGAGTATAAACTTCTAGGCGCATACTACAGTGCCATTATTGAGTACTACCCGGACTTTAGGATTGAATACGTCTGTTATGAAATAAACGAAGTTCTTCCTGATTCTTTTTTACTAGAATCTCTTGTCAGTGATGCTAAACAAGACGAAGAGTTTAGAAAGAAATTAGAAGAGAAAACTAACAAGAAAAAGAAGAGCAGTAATAGCAAGCCACTAAGCACGCTGAGTGCTATTGAAGACCTGGAGAAGTTCTTAAAGAAGAACATCATAGGTCAGGATGAAGCTATCCGTGCTGTTCGGGATGCGGTCAAACTTAAGGCTGCTGATTTCAGCACGCATATGAACCTGTTTTTCATTGGGAAGACTGGTCGTGGTAAGACTCAGTTAGCCAGGAAACTCGGTGAGAAATACTCAAAGCACTTTTGGGTTATCAATTGTGCAGAGTTCACTAACGGACATGAGGTGAGTAGACTTTTAGGTTCCCCACCCGGTTACATAGGTCACTCCGAAAGTTCTCTCATCAAAGAGAAGGCTGATAAATCTAATCGATGGACAATTGTATTCGATGAAATTGAAAAAGCACACCCTAAGCTGTACAACATTTTACTTAGCCTTTTGGATACAGGCACTCTTACTGATAATTCTGGCAATGAGATTGATCTCACCGATTCAATTTTCATTATGACTTCAAACTGTGGTCTTAAGGATCTTAAGACCGAGACGGTCGGGTTTAGGAATGGTGTAAGCTCGGAAGGTGATAGAGAGCAGATTATGAAGTCTATTGAGACTACGTTCTCACCAGAGTTTAGGGGTCGAGTAGATGAATTTGTATTCTTTAACGACCTTACTCAGGACGACATTAAACAGATTGCTAGGCTTGCACTTGCAAAGTACCCAATCAAAGCCACACCTGAAATTACTGATTACATAATTAAACATGGTTATTCTGAAGAATTTGGAGCTAGAGATATTCAGCGCGTACTTAAAAGACTCGTGGGCTTACCGCTTGCTGACGAGATCCTGGCTAACAGACAGCCTGATAACGGCTCGGGCAAGTATGATGCAGAAATTAGAGAGAATAAGTTAGAAATCATCAATACTCTCGGCAGTTCATCGCTATAATGATAGCATGACACCTGAACAAACAGAACTCACCAAGTACCTCACTGATGTAATGCATCAGTTGAGGATTCTAGAGGGCACGACTTCTAAGCGTAACAAAACCAAGAAGTTTAAAGCCATCGCATCTATTCTTACGATTGTTAAGAGTCGTGCGAATGCCACATATCAGTATGTAAAGGCAGGAGGTCATTCAGACTTCTCGGTGATTATCCAACAGCAGATGTATGATCCGATCATTAAATGGTTGGAGGCTGAGATTGGATAAGATAAAAGAAGCCAGCTTAAGCATGAAGATCAACGAACTTCATTGCAGGATCATTGAGTTACAAGACAACACTCAGGATCAGCTTGAGTTGATGAGTGTGTTTGCCAGACATATATCAGATCTGGCAGATGAGTTAAGTAATGAGGAAGATAGCCGAAAGAGGTAAGTGCAGTTCATGTGGTGATTACGCAGAACTGTATGAATATAATAAATCAAAGTCCTGTGCAGTCTGTTTAGGTATGGACCGTAGAGGCGTTAGTAGACCCGAAATTTTAAAGAGAGCGACTGGAAAGAAGAATGAACTACGAAGATCTAGGAAAAAACGTTGGTAAGTTAGTTGCTGAAAAGCAAGCTGCATACGGAGACTCGTTCGGTAAGTCTCATAAGATTCTAAAGGTATTGTTTCCTGACGGAATCAAGCCAGAACAATACATGGATGTGCTTACCATCTGCCGAGTTGTAGACAAGCTGTTTCGACTTGCTACCGACCCCACTTACGGGGATGAGTCACCGTGGAGAGACATCTGCGGTTATAGCCTGTTGAGTATGGGGAAGGACGCTCGGGAAACATCCCGTGACGAAAAGTCCAGATTAGATGAGAAATCGTAACCCTTTGTGCTATAATAGATTGCATGATTCAACTTACTGACGAACAATGGGCTCTCTACGAAGAGCGTTACGGCAAGCTAATGCACACGATCTCTATGAAGATCTCTGGAGATGATGCGATTGCTAACCATGAAGATAACTACGCCGATCTTTGCATCGCTGCTCTAGAGTCTATTGAAGGCTTTAAGAAGAAGACAGGTGAAGACTTCGATGAAGCTATCGACAACAAACTCTTCGATCAGTATACTAAGACTGTGCTTTGGAATCGTAAGGCAAAGAAGGGGATCCCGCTTTCCAAGAAGATGGACTTTAGGAATAAGCATTATTCGATTGATCAGGAGTATCCGAACAGTGATGGTGAGAGGTCAGTTGATAGGATCGCTGATTCAAGAGCGCAATTTGATGCGTCAGCCGTAGAGCTTGAAGACTTTACCGAGTCTCAAAGTGATGATGTTAAGAAGGTGATTAACGCGGTGATGAAGAACCCTAGCATCTTGTCTAGAGAGGGTATCTTTAACTATGCTGCTGTCAGGCGTCATACTGGGTTGTCAGTTCACTTTACTAACAAAGCTATTGATAAGTTGAAGCATTCTTTGAGGAAGGACTATGAAGCCTGATCATATTGAGAAAGTCTTGAATGATGCTGTGCATAAGGTTGTATGGGGTAACCAGAAACCTACAGAGTATGTGTCGGACTATGTTAACAAGACGATGCTCGACCCTGAGTGGGACCCACTAGAGATGCTTCAGTATGAGCTTATGGCTCTAAACATGCGAAAGCAGTATGGCTTCGACATCCTTTCTCAACAGGATTGATTCTTATGTGCATGACCTTCTCACTGATAGTAGTGAGAAAGTTTGGTCTGCTGCTACGCAGATAGCTCGTAAGTTTAAATTAGAACTTGTAGATACGATCGGCACTACAAGAATCGTTTTGAAGAAGAAAGGATCCCGCACAGTCATCAAGGTGGGTTATCCGGCCCACAATCGTGCTGAATATGCCGCCTACAAAGCCCTAGAATGCTCTGTATTAGGCGATCTCCTTGCTCCCTGCGTCGGACTAAGCAAAGAAGGTTACGCTCTTGAGATGCAGTTTATACCTCGTGCATTTCCTCAAGCAAGGGGAGAATACTACTGGTTCAACCCAGAGTTTGCAAGAATGCGAGACAGACTTGAGAGCCACTTTTCTTTTATTAAGAAGTATAACAAGTATGCATGGGGTGCAGACTTCCATGAGGAGAACATGCGAGTGATGCGTAACGGTGATGTAAAGATCATCGACTACAGTAACCTATTGGCTGATATGTTCTCTCGTAGTTCTAAGACTACTGTGCAGGGAGCCATCAAAGGCATTCTTAAGTTGGACTTTCCCAAAGTGGATATCCGACTGACGATGAAGGATCGTATCATTTCTTATCGAGATAATGACGTTTCTTACGATGTTCCTGTTGATCCTCAAAGATCAGAAGCTATAATCTAAGCATGTTCGGGGCAATAGCTCAGTTGGTTAGAGCAGGGGTCTTATATACCTCAGG